TTTTCATAAGTCCTCTTAGTTAAATGGATATAACAACTCCCTCCTAAGGAGTCGTTGCTGGTTCGATTCCGGCAGGGGACATTTTTAAGCCTTTAACCATGCGGTTTTAAAGCATTTTGTCCACATTCTGTCCACATTTGTTTTATCTTTTCATCGTTTCGTGATTTCTGCTCTTGTAATTGGTGGGCATATACTTCCAGTGTGATGTTTAGATTCTCGTGCCCTAAAACTTGAGATACAGAAATTAAATCGATATCGTGGGCTATCAGATAGCTAGCGTAAGTGTGCCTTAACGAGTGGACGCGTACTTCACGACCAACGATTTTACGCAAGGTTTTATTAACGGCATTGTTGGATAGTGAGGGCAGTAGCCTGCCGTCTTCAGTAGGTGGTAGTTGGTCAATAAAATTTATAAAATCATCATCAAGCGGTATCTCTCGGATACTGCTTTTTGTTTTTGTCGGTAGAAAGCCAGTGTTATTTTTATAGTCCCATGTTTTATTGACTGATAACATGCCAGTATCTCGGTTGATATCATCCACGGTCAGCCCTAGACACTCAGCAAACCGGATACCAGTTTTGGCTATGATATAAAGTGCTGCATAAGACGCATATTCTGGATGCTTGCTTGTCTCGTAGATCAATCGCTCGTATTCTTCGACCTCTAGGAATTTCGTTTCAATATCACGCCCTTTATTCTTAGCGTTGATTTTAGCGAACTTACAAAAGTTACGCTTGATATAGCCTTCATGTACTGCCATTTCGACGCATGATTTGACATGCACATTAAAACGCTCGACAGTATCTTGTGCGTGAGTTTTAGCGTAGCTATTCAGCACACGCTGGTATTGAGTAGCAGTAACAGATTTCAGTTTCTTATCACCAAAGAATAATTCTATCTTGCGTTGAGTATTGATATACGCCTTGTAAGTTATCTTGGAAACGGTGGTTTTCTTATAGACTTCGCACCATTGCTTAAAATAGTTATATAAGGTAATATCTTCATCAACGGTGATGTTGTCTTGTAACTTCAGTTCCATCTCAGCGGCAGCCTTGATAGCTTCAGATTTAGTCCTAAATCCACCTTTAGATTTCGGCTTGCGTTTGCCAGTGGAGTCGTAGTAGTTTATCCGATACTCCCAGCCGTTTTCTCGTTTTCTGTATGATGCCATGTTGTTTTTACCTCATTTTTTTGTTAAAATGGGTATAGTAAAAAGGGCTTTTTAATGCCTTTTACTATACTTGATTGCCTCACGCTCAGAGTCGCCAAACTTTGAGAGCGTGGGGCTTTTTTTGTTTTTTACGAACTATCCTATCAATTCATAATATTCATCAATAACCATCAATTCGTCTGCGACTGTTCTAAGTTCGTGTTTTTGCATGAACTGAAGATAGTTGAATGATTTTTGATCATCTGATAGTGCGAGCTCTTCTTCTAGTAGCTTATGAATCATGTGCCTATTGGCTTCATTCTCGCACCTAGTGTGGTTATTATTATATAGTGCAGTAGAATGTTCCAGATGTCCTAATTCGTGGTATATGACCCGTCTTTTTGCGTTTTCAGACAGTTCACGGTTTATAAAGATAATACTGATTTCTTTGATGTAAACTCCAGGTCTTTGCCAAAGTTCGTTATCAAAATAAGCGAGACTTACTTGATATTGGTCCAGTAGCTCATTTATTGTCATAGATAATTCCTTGATTTTTTATAATTTGATTGCTCTTTTTAAGCGCATATTGTAAAATTAAATCGAAAGGGAGTGGCAGCAATGAAATTAAAAATATACGCTCATTTATCTGTGTCATTTGAAATTACTGCACTTATTTTCATGGCTGTTTCTTTAATTCTGAAACTACTACTTACATATAAAATAAATGTTAGTTCCTATCTAATGATTTTAGTAAGCAGTTTTATACTATCTGAACTAATTATTCACTTATTTCTTCAGATTCGAGTAATTCCTTTTGAAGAATCTTAGTAGCAGTTTTTGGTGTTTTGATATCCAGCTGAGAAGTAGCTCCTTCAAATTCAGGGCTTAAACCTTTATCAATTAGTAAACCAATAGCCTCGGAATTTAATTTATTTGCCTGGGCTTTTTTTAATGCCTCATCACCATCACTGTTTAATTGTGCTTTGAATTTTCCGTTTTTTAAATCAACTTCAATATTTGCGCCATTACGTTTTATGAGATTTCGGAAGCTGCGTCCACCAGCGAATAAAGTGACAAAAGTTAGGATAGGAATCAATACCTCAGGTTTACCAATCAATTCAATTGGGCCTGGCGACTGAACATTAGTCCGTAGGCTTACTTTTTCGTCTCCAACTTCGATGTGGTCTTCGATGATACGGATCATTTGCGTCAGAGTATATAAGAATGTCGTGTACCCAAAAGCGTCTACATTATTTTCTTGCAACACCTTGAATGTGACACTCATAAAATTTTCGTCGATATAGGCATCGTATAGACCACGGTTGATGAATTTCTTGTAAGGATTGGCATCTGTGATTGTATGGCCTGAATAAACTAGTTTATATAATTGCGGGTCGATATCTCTATTTGGAATTATTCCCAACCAATGAACTTTAATCCGTTTATTAAAAGGGCAAATGTTTGAAGCAGATTCAATATTTTCGTCACTTTCAGTATATGGGCGACTTACAATTTCGCCAACTAGAAAATCGTTGGGAGCTTCAGAAGGTACGATGACGATATCACCAATATTCAAACTATAAGTAAATTTCATCATCTGATTATAAGCGGAACCAGGCTTTTCGATATTTTTATCGAAGGCTTTTATTTTGCTTTTTACAGATTCTTCATCAAGATTCTCCAAATCATCAAAAGTAATATGATTCCATCCGATTGCAATATAACCGCCACTGAGAAAACTCTTATAGAACAACCCTTTTTGAGCTCTAACGAACCAGTAGTCTTTTGATGAATCAACTGACGGAAGATTGCTTTGCAGATGTTCACATAAACTATTTAATGTCAAAACATCACTTTCAGATATTAGCATCCCTACCTCCCTCTCAAATATATCTCAATAATATTCTGGATAGCGTCGATGTCCTCTTCAGTAAGTGGCTTGCCATCGAATGTCTTGGCGTTCTCTGCCATTTTTCGGAGGTCGTCAGACGTGTAACCTGCGATTGTATCGTTGTTTGCTATATTAGGATTATCAGTACGACCTAGAAGATAATCAGTGGACACGTTGAAGTAGTCGGCGATCATTGAAACTCGTTCAACATTTGGTGTTGATTTCTTCATGTTATAAATTGTATTTCTGCTAAAACCTAATTTTTCTTCAAGTTTATTTAATGAAATACCTTGTTTGTCAGCCAATTCTTTTATTTTTTCAAATGTGAAAAACATTGATACATCAACCTTTCTAAGGCACGACAAAAAATATTTAATAAATTTACTACAAAACCATTGACAAACTTTAATAAATTTATTACAATATTTTTGTAAGCTAAAGAGTTAGCGAATAAGACAATTAAAAAAATAAAAACCTAAAAACTGATTGGCGTCCGTTTTGAATAGGTAACCCTTACTTTTTTAGTGAGTCTTTTCTCTATGTCTTGATTTTAATAAATTTATTTATCGATGTCAAGAAATTAGCTAACTTTTTAGTCAATATTTTAAAAAAGAAAGGAGAGAATATGACTCAACAACATCAAAAGTGGATTCAGCTTGTCAAAGACAAATTGAATTCAGAGGGGATGACACAAACACACCTTGCTCGTGCTTGTGGAGTAAAGAAGCCTACCATTTCAGAATTGCTGAAGTATGGTAAAGGAAGCAACAGATTGAAAAACCGAGTGTGCGATGTCTTGGGTATCGACGAGACTTGGGTTGATTTAGGAGAGTAGAAAGGAGCAAACATGAAACCAAAACGATATCCATATAGTGGGAAGAAAAAAGAATCAAACGCTATTTTGAATATAACGATTGATTCTAAAAGACTAGCAAATGTTTCTAATCTTAGATTTTGCCACATGAGACGCCGATTATTTGGTCAATAAACAAATAAACAAATGGCATCGTTATTTTTTGATTTGGACTAGTAACCAAAGTGACATCTACTAAGAGAATAGCTTCGAGTGGGTCGTCGCCGTCGAAAGTATGCCCTAAATTTTTACGAAACTCTAAAAAATTTTTTATACCATCATAAGCTTCATCAGGATTATCAGGAAGTAATTTTCCAAAGTATGTTCCAGCCGCTGTCGATATAGCAATATCATTATCAATTTCTGTGGCAAAGAATGCTATATCACCAACTAAGTCAAATTTTTTTGTAGTAGACATATTAATTCCCCTTTCCATAATATTTGACTAGCGATTTTCATAAGGAGATGAGAGGCCCTATTTAATCATTTGTCATGAATCAATTATATCAGAAAGGATAGAATAACACAATATGTTGTGTTTTCAATACAATAAAAGACTATATATTGTGTTTTGGGATTAAACATGAAAAAAACTTTAAGCAAGTTACTTATTGACAGAGGAATGACAGTCACAGAGTTAGCTGAAAAGACTGGTATCAGCTATAACACGTTGATGAACATCGGAAAGAGAGACCTTTCTTTCAGTAGAATGGTGAAAATCGCTGACGTTTTAGATGTCAGTTTAGACGAATTCAGAAAGGATAATACATGAACAACCCATTCAAACCACTAGCTGACCAGTTCGATAGCATGCTGACCGCTGTCATAGCAGACAAGTCGAGAGCGTTCGACTTAGACGAAACTCTACCCATGATTTTAACTGCGAAACAGTGCCAAGCCATGCTAGGAATTGGCAACTATACAGAATTTTTAAGAATAACCAACTTAGACGGTTTCCCGAAAATCGATAAAGGTCGAGGGTCACAAATCAGATACCCACGGGATCCAGTCAGAGATTGGTTCAATAACAATTGGCAAGAGATTGCCTAGCACATAACCCTAGCCGTAACAGTGAGCTAGTGAGGAAACTGAACGATACCAACTAAGTAAGCAACAACGATTTGATATTCATAAGTCTCCTTAAATATATATGAATTAAAAAACCTCGCTAGCTCTCTAGTGCGGTTAGGGAAAACAGAAAGGAATTAAAAATGAAAAAACTACTTAAATGGCTATTTGTAAAAGAGAAACAAGAACCAGAATATTTCTTCGAACCAGTATGGACACCATACGAGGAAAACGAACGTAAATACGAAGCTCGCAAAAAACGTGAACAAGAGCTTTTGGCAAAATACGGAAACCGATAAGATTACTATCTTCAATCCGTAGCCACGGCCCCATCGTGGAGTGTAACTTATACCCATATCTTTCCCAAAAATATAAACTTTACTTTTCCCACACTTATCTTTCTAAAAAAACATATTTGCAAAGCGGTGGGGCGTTGGGTGCACGTTGAGAGCACTAAAAAAGCATGGGTTAGGGCCCATGCAAGAAAAAACATCTATAAGGAGATTATACCATGATTTCACAAACAATTGCAAAACCAGGATTCACTGTATCTAAAGCCTATGGCCTTTGTGGGACATTAGCTCTTGCCACAGCTTTACTAATCGGCGCTGGATCAGTATCAGCAGACGAAGCTGCTAAACCAGTAGCAGACACTCAACCAGCAGTGTCTAATGTCTACACAGCTGATAACGGCGGAAACGTTACGGTGACACCGTCTGAAACAGTGGCACCAGTTGAAACACCAGTATTTACTCCACCAGCACCAGTGGAATCTCAACCGATTGCAGAAGCACCAGCAACAACTACAGAAGTAGCTCAACCAGTAGCTGAAACACCAGTAACGGAAACAGTAGCACAACCAGCCGCAGAAACGCCTAAACAGCCTACTGAATTTGTCAAAGAAGACAACGAAATTAAAGTAACTAATCCAGATGTTGTCGTTGATCAATCAAATGGAACTGGTAAGTATTCAGGGTTTACCGTTGAATATAAAGACGTAAAATTCCCTGACGATATGGCTATCAATGAAGGGGATAAGGTTAAATTTGATTTGCCAAAAGAAATCAACTTCCAAACAAATTATAATTTTGATGTCTATAACCCAGAAAAAGTTGTTGTGGGTAAAGCATCAACAGACGTTAAAACTCAGACAGTTACGACTGTATTCAATAACTACTTTGCCACTCATCCACTCAACAAGCAAATGAGTCTTAAGCTCGATGCTAAGTGGACTGACAAGGTTGAAAGTGGCAAGCCAGTTAACGTTAATTTCAATGGTACAGTGGTTACTGTTAATATTGGCAAAGAACAAGAAATCGGTAAAGATGAATTACTTTCTAAATGGGGCAGCCAAGACGAGAATGACCCAACTGTTATCAACTGGACTGCTCGTATTAACTACGCTAAACGTCTATTGAATTACGTCACAATCATTGATGAGATGAGTGATAATCAAAAGCTTGTTGATAATTACTTCGAAATCAAATCGATTGAAAGCGTAGACCCTTGGATTGATAAAGGTTCTGCTATGGATTTAGTAAAATCAATCAGTAAATCTGAGCATGGCTTTGAAATCAAAATGGATCGACTTGACCATATGATTTACTTGAACTATAAAACCAAACTGACAAATGCAGTTAAGGATAGCGTTAATCCAACCAATAAGGTTGAGTTAAAAGCTGAGTCAGATGGTGCTGTTTCATACAGTTATGTTCAACTCGTCGGTGGTCGTGGTGACGCAAGCGGTGAAAACAAACCAGAGCCAACATTCGAAATTCCACACGATGCACCAAAAGTTGACATCCCTGAGTGGAATGGTGGGGTTACACCTCCAGACGCTCCGAAGTATGACAAGCCAGAATTTAATGGTGGTGTTGTACCGAATGAAGCTCCAGTGTATGAAAAACCATCAATCGATATTAACGACATCCCGCTCCTTCCACCAGCCCCAGTGGTAGAAATTCCCGAATGGAAAGGTGGAACAGTCCCATTCGACGCTCCAGTATTGGACAAGCCAGAATGGAACGGTGGAGTAATTCCGAATGATGCACCTATCCTTGATCTGCCAGAACTTGAAATCCCAGTAGAGCCAGAAAACCCAACACCAGAAAAACCTAGCACGCCAGAAAAAGCCCCTAAAACGAGCGTAGAGCGTCCTAATAACAAAGTGGCACAATATACCACGGTATCTTATAAACTCGATTCTGAGCCAAGAGAGGGGGTAAATACACCCGTTTACGGTGGTGTTCTCCCTAACACTGGGGAGAAAGAAGGAATTGCTAGCACTTTAGGATTGGCAGTGATCGCAGCAGGCATCACAGCACTAACTCTTGGATTTAAGAAATATAACGAAAAATAATTAATTTTGCAGTGGTGGGAGGGTAGGCATTAAAAAAGGTGATAAATGGCTAAAACAAAAACTAAAGTTTATTTTTGGCTCAAATTCGATAAAAAATTTTTTGACAACTTATTCATCAAGCGTCTAAAGAGCGTTAGCGGTGGCTACGCAATGACCGTGATCTATATTAGGCTAATGCTTGAGAGTTTAGAAACTGATTGCATTCTGTATTATGAAGGTTATTTCGATAACTTAATCCAAGAGTTAGCACTCAAGCTAGATGTTAGCGAGGACGATGTCAGCATGACGATAGCTTACTTTACTAAATGCGGACTTATCCAAATTGACACAGACGGAAATGCTAAGTTCCCACAAGCTGAAGCCTTGCTTGAACAAGAAACAAATTGGGCACAATACAAGCGTAAAGATCGCAAAATTGGACAAATTCCAACCAAATTGGACAATGTCCAACCGATGTCCAACCAGTGTCCAACAGAGAAAGAGATAGAGATAGAGAAAGAGATAGAGAAAGAGATAGAAGAAGATATAGAAGAAGATATAGAAGAAGATATAGAGTTAAAACAAGAGTTAAACCTAGATATAAAGACAGAAGTAGAAGCAGAGAATAGAAAGCTGTCTTCTGCTACTGCTGATAAATCTAATTTCAATATCTTTGAACACTATCAAGAACGAATTGGGCTACTAGATGGATTCCAACTTCAACAGCTAGAAGCTTATCAAGTTATCGATGGACTTGAACCAGATTTAATCAAGATAGCTATTGATAAAGCAGCCGATAATTCCAAACGCTCTTTTGGGTATGTCAACTCTATCTTGAAATCGTGGGCACAGAATGGAATTAAGACCGTAGCTCAACAACGAGAGGAACAAAACAACTACGCCTCAAACAAGCCAAACAGCGATAAACCAAAATTTGGTCCAGCTTGTAGTAAATACTAGAGGTGATGCTTATGAGTTTAGAAAGCACAGCTAAGCAAATGCGAAGGCAGTATATGACAGTTAGTGATAAATACTGCGAGAAGCACCAACGGTACTATGTCACGATTCAGTTTCCGAACTCAAAGCCCTATACAGTATGTGAGCTTTGCCACAGGGAAGAACAAGAGCAACAGAACGCTATCAAGGCACAAGAGCAGTACGAACGAGAACAAGAACAGAAACGCTTGTACTTTCTCAAAGATTTCAGCTTACTGGATGATGATTTAAAAACTGCCAGTTTTGACAACTACAAGGCGGCGACCAGAGAGCAGAAAGAAGACTTAAAAAATGTTAGAAGTCAGCTCAAAGGCTATCTTGACGGCCAAGACTACAACATTGTGCTTATCGGGGACACTGGAGTGGGCAAAAGTCACCTAGCATATTCAGCACTTAAAGCCTTGTCTGATCACACGAAAAAGATGGGGTTATTCATCAACGTGGTTGACCTGTTAGCAAAAATCAAAGAGGATTTCAGTCTTGAAGCTGAATATATCAGACGGATTTCGGAAGCTGAATGGCTAGTGCTCGATGATTTAGGGACTGAAAAAGTGACAGAGTGGTCTAACGGTATTTTGTACAGTATTTTGAACAAGCGTACCAAAACTATCATTACCACTAACCTAAGTCCACGGGACATTATGGGCACTTATGGAAAGCGTGTCTATTCAAGGGTTTTTAAGAAGACAGGACTTGGAACGACTAATGAACATGTTTATCAATTCAAGACACAACAAGATAAGAGGATGATGCTTTGACAGAAACGGAAGTAAAACTAAAGCTCTTTGAAGACTACGAGCGTATTCACGGCCTTGTTTTCTCACAAGAGCATAAACAGAAAATGATGGACGATTTAGATTTGTATTCGTTCATCGAGAAAATTAACGAATATATGTATTTCGCTAAGAAATCGACGCAGATTTTTAGCGTACACTAAAGGAAGACAAGATATGACAAATCAACTACAAACACAAAACAAAAGGGATATTTCAACAGATACAAGCGCTTGGACGTTTCAAGATATCAAACGATACTACGACCCACAAGATTTGCTGACAGAAAAACAAGTTGGGCAAGCTTTGTCATTGATTAAAGGGCGAAATCTCAACCCATTGCTAAACGAGGTCTATATCGTAGCTTACAAAAAGAAAAATGGTGGGGCTGAATTTAGCTTAATCGTCTCAAAAGAAGCATTCTTGAAGCGCGCAGCACAAAACCCGAACTATGAAGGCTTTGAAGCCGGAGTGGTAGTTGTTGACGATTCTGGTGATATGGTAGAGCGAAAAGGGGCGCTGCTACTACCTAACGACACGCTCGTTGGTGGTTGGGCAAGAGTTTACCGCAAGAATTTCAAGGTTCCTGTAGAGGTTTTCGTTAGTCGTGAAGAATACGACAAAAAGCAAAGCACTTGGAACGCTATGCCAGCTACCATGATTAGAAAAACCGCTCTTGTCAACGCCTTACGTGAAGCTTTTCCAGAGGATTTAGGAAATATGTACACTGAAGACGATGGCGGTGAAACATTCGACAGAATCAAAGATGTAACGCCACAAGAGACACAAGAGGACGTTAGAGCTCGTAAGTTAGCGCAAATCGAACAAATGAAGCAAGAACAAACGCATTTCCAACAAACAAGTGAAAGCAATTCTCAACCGGTTGCCAACTCACAAAACGAGCCAGTTCAAGGCGAACTTCTCGACTACTAACGAGGTGTGAATAATGCAAGAATTACAAGTTAATATTGAACAAGCCAAAGTTGAAATTGTAGGGCAAGAGGTTTTTGAAAAAGGCATTGCTGATGTAGTTGCTAAGTATCAAAATTACACAGTCACCGCTGGAACTATCAAAGACGACAAAAAAGTCTTGGCTGAATTACGAAAATTAACCAAGCAAATTTCAGACGAACGTATCAAAATCAAGAATGAGTTATCAAAACCAGCGACGGATTTTGAAAAATATATCAAGGAAACAGAGAAACCTCTTAAAAACATTATCAACCAAATTGCAAATGATGTGAAAGAGTTTGAAAATCATCAAAAAGCACTGAGATTGGACACGGTTAAAAGTTATTTAGCTAACAAAGCCAGCGAATATATGATTGATCCTCGCATTTTTGACGGAAAAGCAACGGAATACCTCAAAAATGGCGATTTTATGGCTGACGGTGTAACTCTTAAAAAAGCGACTATGAAGGCGTTAGACGACATGGTTACCTTTGAATATCAAAAACAAGAGGAATTTAAAAAAGCCACTCAATCCATATCTGGACTTTGTTCAGAGTACGGAATGACCGACCAACCGTATATCCGTATGCTTCAAAATCTGACATTAGCAGAGGTGTTAGATCAGATTCGTTCAGACCATGCTTTTGAATTACAAAAACAAGAAGCTGAACGCCAAAGACAGGAACAAGCAGCGCTACGACAAGCTGAATTGCAAAAGCAAAAAGAAAAAATAGTAGAAACAGCACCAACGGCATTAGTTGTTGATTCAGAAACAGGCGAAATTATCGAAAATACGCCAACAATTGAAGAAGCTAACATTCCAGAATCAAAACGTTATCGCCAAAAAATGACGCTTGAAGTCTACTTTGAAGATTCAGACGATAAAGACAGATTTAAACGTTTACTTAGCGAAAACGGTTGGGAATACAAACAAAACTACACTGTCAGCGGCTATCAAAACATAGCTAGTATGACCGAAGAAGAATTGAAAATACATTTAAGTTAATGTCAAGACCAAAATCTAAACCCACACTGGACGATTTACTAAATCGTGAATAGAAGGAGAGAAAACTATGATTAATTCAGTCTGTCTTGTTGGAAGATTAACAAGAGACCCGGAACTAAAATACACCGGCAACAATGTCGCAGTAGCTACATTCAGCCTAGCTGTTAACCGCAATTTCAAAGACGCTAACGGTGAACGTGAAACATACTTTATTAACTGTGTTATCTGGCGTCAGCAAGCTGAAAATTTGGCTAACTGGGCTAAGAAAGGGGCGTTGATTGGGATCACTGGACGCATCCAGACACGTAGCTACGAGAATCAGCAAGGTCAACGTGTGTATGTAACTGAGGTAGTCGCTGAGAACTTCCAAATGTTGGAGAGCCGTGCAGCGCGTGAAGGTGGCAACGCTAATCAAGGCAACACGTCGGGAGCGTTTGGCAATGGCAATAGCTATGCAGGGCCCTATGGTCAGCAAGCACCGCAACAGCAAGGATCAAACTTTGCAAGGGATAGCAGCCCATACGGGAACAGTAGCCCAATGGACATCACTAGTGACGATTTACCCTTCTAATTTGGTGAAAACATGAAAATGATTTTAAACATCGAGCCTAAACCACAAACAAGGCCACGATTTAGCAAGTTCGGGACTTACGAAGACTCTAAAATGAAGGCATGGCGTCGTCAATGTTCGCAACTTATTGAGCAAGAATATGATGGGCAATTCTTTGACGGTCCGATTTCAGTAGATGTCGTTTTTTATATGAAGGCCCCGCTTAATGTATCAAAAAAGCCCACGCCAAAAGCTAGAGCTAAAACGTGGGACGCATTCAAGAGTTTTATGTCTGAAACGCTTTGGCATGCGAAAACTCCAGATATTGACAATCTAGTCAAAGCGTTGTTCGATAGCATCTCAACCGCTGGATATAACAAGGTTGATAAGAAGGGTATCGTCTGGACGGATGACAGTATTGTGTGCGATTTGAGAGCTCGCAAGAAGTACAGTCCTAATCCACGCATTGAATTTGAAATCAAGGAGCTCGAATGAATAGCAGATATAAGGACAAGTTGGTTGGTGTATATGCACCGGGAAACTATGGACATACCAGCGTATTAGATCAGACGCAAGAATTTTCAAGGTGGTTTTGGTCTAATCGCAAGGACATGGAACTTATCAGCATTAAGCTAGGTATCAACGCAAAGAAACTCAATCGCATTCTGACACTAGAACAGTTGCCGGATGAAGATTTGTTAAGGAAGATGGTCGAGTTATGCAATGGCTAAGGCAATTTATAGCAAAGAATCCGGCAAAGGTTTTCAGAGAAGGACCGGAACCGATAACTATGGGAATTAGAAATATGAAACGCAAAGTGAAATTTTTTGACAAACTATATGACACTGACACGCTTGACGAAGAAATTAACGCCTGGATAGAAGGCTACAACAAGGAACTGATAGATGTAAGACTAACCGTAGACTGGGAAGATGGCAACGACTACGTTAAATATACTGCCACAGTAATCTATGGGGACAGAACCGAGGGATGATATGAAATACAAAGTTATAGTTTACTACGACAATATGGAAGACAGTGAGCATATCTTCAACAACAAGAACGATGCGATTAATGAATTACACCGTTTGCGAGGTGTTAAATATCGCAATGCAAGAAAATACAAGGTTGAAATGGAGGAAATTGATGACTAGACAAGAAGCAATACAAACGCTATCGAAGGTAGGGAAGATTTCTGTATCGTACGCAGAAGACCTATATGACTCATTCTTCCCGAAACCAGTCGTTCCACAATATGTGGCAGATTGGTATGAGGAACATAAATATAATTTAAATAGTGAAATATACTATTTGATTAGGTATTGGGGAGATGAAGAAAGAAATTCAGATTTCTATAAATGGTTTGATGATACAAAAAACGAAGCAATCAAAACCCTCGTCAACATGCACCAGTTCGGGTATGAGGTCGAGAAAGAGCCTAGGTATACGGTTCGGATTAAAGGGATTGGTGGATACAGTAAATACCTCAATCGAGATACAAACACTCAAAGATGGCTTTTTGCATCGAAAACAGAACTTGAAAGATTTCGAGCACACCACACCCGCAAAGAACTAGAAGATGCTAATTTCGGCTGGGTTTTCTCTTGCGAAGGCGTGGAAGTGAAGGAGGTAGCGGATGAATAACCTAATTACTAAAATCAACGAGTGGGCAGATAGCCGTGGATTAAAGCAAGCTGACCCTAAGATTCAGTGGATGCGTGTAACTGAAGAAGTCGGAGAGATTCGAGATGTACTCTTGAAGCCGACTAAATTCACAGAACCGCAAGCAGCACTTAAAGATGCCATCGGTGACACGCTGGTAACAATTATCGTGCTAGCACATCAATTAGACCTCGATGTTACTGAATGCCTTGGTATTGCATACGAGGAAATCAAGAATAGAAAAGGAAAGATGGTAAATGGAACATTTCTCAAAGAAGAGGATTTATAATGACCTAGCCATTGCTACGGTGCTACTACTGGTGTCGCTAGCGATTAACGTGACTACTATCTTGCGAGTGGTTAACAGACCTATCGAGACAGTGGTTATCCATAAGGCAGATAATGCAGTGGAATTACACGGCAAGGTTACTGGAAAATCAATGGTAGGAAAACTCTATACGCTCGATTGCGGAGCGTATGGCAAATTCCTTGTCAGCAAGGAGCAATACGATGCGGTAAATGTTGGGGATGACATTCCTGGCTATTTGAAGGAGAGAGGACAATGATTCCAAGATTCAGAGCGTGGCTTAAAGAAGATAAAGAAATGATAGATGTGGATGAAATGCATTTCAAAAATGGTGAGCTTGATTTTATCGGAAATGGTATAACTTGGATGTACAAAAAGAGCGATATCGTTTTAATGCAATCAACAGGGTTCAAAGACAAGAATGGCAAAGAATTCTTTGAGGGGGATATAGTTGATTCGGAGGATGGAATCCTATCCGGCGTAGTCGAGTACAGAACTGATTTAGGTATGTGGACGAATAGTTTGCTTAGATATAATAATTTTGAACGGCTATGCTGCATAGCTAATTCAAGAGAAATTATCGGGAATATATGGGAGAACGGTGAGTTACTTGACGGTGAAAATACAGAAGAAAATTGAGTTCGACAATGAATGTAAGTGTCTTGTTGATTATTCTGAATTAGAAAAGGCAATTCTGTGGTATCAGAAAAAACCTTCTTTAAGCAAGAAAAAAATATATTTGCACGGTCACTACCCTGCCGTTTCAATCCATAACGAAAAGATTCATGTGCACAGGCTTTTAATGCAATATTGGCTAAGAACAAGAATTCCATTTGAATATAGCGTGCATCATTTGAATGAGAATAAGTTGGATGCAAGAAAAGAAAATTTATCTTTGATATTGAATAAAGCTCATAATAGCAAACATAATAAAGGACGTGTTTTTTCAGAGTCTCACAGGAGAAAAATAAGCATGGCAAATCATAATAGAAAAGGCTTAAAAATGAAAAAGCGCATTTCAATCCCATTGGAAGAGTTAAAAACATTCTTGGTCGAAGGTAAATCAATAAATTGGATTGCATCACATTACGGGTGCGATTGGTCAACTATTAGAAATAGAATCTACGAGAATCCGGAACTATTAGAGGTAAGCTCATGAGCGTGAAATACAAATATTCAGGACTGACACCAGAATTATATCAGCGGTTGGTTAGTGAACATGAAGCACTCAAACAAGCACATAAAAAAGGTTCTTATAAGCAATTTTTCCAAGATGTGAAGCAATGCGATGAGTTACAAGCTCGCATCATATATCAAGCATTCAACGCCGCAGTCGTTGAACGTGCGAGGATATCGCCAGCGACAGTCGACAGGTTAGAAGGCGTTATCTCTGATGAATTGTTCGACGACCTGCAAGATTATCTGTCTACTAATTACACAAGAGGGAAAACCACGCGCCCAGTTTTGGATAAAATCAACGCAGGACTGCCAGAGGGCTTATTCAAGCGATTCCAGGAAGAAGTGGAAGAACTACGCAAGGAACACCCTAACGACCTAAACAAGTACATTAGAGAAGTCAAGTGCTGCAACCAGAAAGAAGCTAACAAAACCCAAAACGCCCTCAATCAGTGCTATTTGGAGAAAGCTGCTTTAACTCCTTTGAAGGCTATTCAAATGGAAGGGCTACTTTCAAGAGGGCTATTCAGCGAAATCATTGATTACGTTTTCAATAACTACGAGTGGTCTGAAAGGTTGGACGATGAAGTTGATCGCATAACCCTAGAATATCGTAATAAAGGCAAGATAGGTCGTGAGAAGACCACGGTCAAAAAAGCCTTATATAAAGCCTATGCGTTAGGCGTGTAGCTAGAACGGTTTAAGAGGGTTCGACTCCCTCACTAGCTATTGTCTGTCAAAACACTAAAAAATGGATATAGATTTTTAGTGGCTTGGACACTTTTTAACACTTTTTCGACACCGTCGAGCTGACAGGCCTCGACACTAAACCCAGTAAATAATAAGTTATAGAATCGAGGAATCCTTTTTTATTTTGTTACCATAGTCTTGCATTACTGGTGGCATGGCTAAATCTAACGCATGGGAGGTGATAGCTTAATTCTTCTTTATTCTTGTAAATAAAAAAGACCCAGACTAATGCCTAGGACCATTCAAACGCTAATAATAATATTATACCATAAAGGAATGTAATTTATGAGAACAGTGGAACGGCTGCAAAAAATCAAGGCGCTTGATAAATACATTGACAGTCAGATAGAACAAATCAAACGACTGGAATCACAAGCACTAAAAGTAACGGCTGGTGCTATGCAAACAGACATGGTGCAAGGTGGTAAACGTAAGGGCAAGGACGATATCTATGTAGAACTTATGACGGCTAAGGAGGAAGTGGAACGTTTCACTGCCGAAGCTATTAAACAAAAGCTAGACTTCCGACGTCAGATAGCAGAGGTGGGGAATATAGATGCACGCTCCCTACTCCAGATGGTATACATAGACCAGCTAGATATCTGGCAGATATGTGACCGCATGGGCTTTAGTAAGGCTACCTACTATGTTAAGTTAAGACAGGCTGAGAAGTATTTGGACTAATTTACATTGGTCTATACCAATCTACAGTGCATCATACTCTAGTCATGGTAGTATAGTATTATCGAATCAGAAGGACACAGGAGTGTTCTTCTTTTGATTTATCTGATTGAGAGGAGGTATGCCAATGCCGACGGTCAGACGATGTAAGGCAGAGGGGTGCCGTGCCTTAACAGAGAGACCAGCACACTACTGCACCACACACAAGAGTATGGAAGCAGCATACACGCAAGAGAGACAGAGATACTCACGGACGAGATACAACACACGAGTAAGGAACCGAGATGATGAGAGTAAGGAACGGTATGCGTTCTATCGTTCAAAGATTTGGTCATCTATTCGTAAGATTGCGTTAGAACGTGACAACTATCTATGTCAGTACTGTCTAGCGTTGGGTGTGACCACACCAGACGCTCGTATAGGCGACCACGTAACACCCGTTGAAATTGCGCCAGAACTTAGGACTGAAGTTTCAAACGTGGTAGCAACGTGTAGAAGCTGCGATAACACCAAGAGGACCTTAGAACAAGAAATCTATGGCACTGGCCAAAATAGAACGAAACAGAACACGGAGCTGCGGCTTTCCGTGGATGCGTGGGCAGGTTTAATAGCCCGCAAAAAAGAGGACGTTGTTAAACCCCTCTAATAAGCCCATAGCACGATTTTAGAATAAGGGTGGTATAATAACCCTCGAGACGATTTAAAATTGACCCCCGCCCCTTTCTCGTGCCAAGGAGAGCCGCCACAAGGTGTTTTCTTACACCGCACACCAATTTTGAGGGTTTTAACAAGGGTCTTTTTTATTTTAGGAGGTGAGAGCGTGGCAAATAAGTCACCGGCAAGGCGTGAGCCGTTTTACAAGCAAAATGACCGTTTTCTACCGCTTGACCCACCAAACTACTTAGGAACAGTAGCGAGGGCGGTTTGGACTAAAATAATTCCGTTTTTAAAAGCGACAGAAAAGGTCGAACGCATTGACACGTTCCTTGTGGAAACATATTGCACGACATACGAGATCTACAAGAAAGCTTATGAGGACGTTAAAGAAAACGGTATCCAAACCGAGATTATTAAATATATCCAGTCTCCCGGTAGTGGTGAAATTTTAGGCGAACAATCAATGGGATTTAAGAAAAACCCCGCTGTTGCGACGATGAAAGATGCCGCTGAAACCCTTAATAAGATAGGTATTCAGCTAGGTCTGACACCTAAAGGGCGGGCAGAATTGGCTGAAATAGCCGGAAGTCAAGCGGATAATTCTTCGATGAAAGATAAAATGGCAGCATTCTTTAAATAAAGGAGGTGAAACATGCAAAAGATTGATTTAACCAAGTCAAAAGATGTAATCGGTGCTTATAATAGCATCGATTTTTCTTATGAACGAAAAACCTATACCGACTATGGCACGAAATACTGTTTTAACGTGCTAGATGGCAAGATTGTCGCTGGTTACAATATCCAATTAGCATGTTTTAGGCACCTCCGAGACTTGCAAAGACAAGGGGATAGCGATTTTCCTTATGTCTATTCAGTCGAAGCGTTTAACCGTTTCTTGAAATTCCTATCATTAGTGCCAAACGTTGATGATCTGAGCCAAAAGTTAGAGCCTATGGATTGGCAGTATTTCATATTTGCCCAACTCTTTGCGTGGTTTGATTTAGACGATGTACCAAGGTTTTCAAATATCATTATTTCTATTGCTCGTTCGCAAGGGAAAACGATGATAGCTGGTATCTGCCTTAATTTCTCTTATCTTATTGAGATTATCGGGCAAAGTAACCAAGATTTTCTTGTTAGTTCGCTAAACTTCGACCAAACAATGAAGCTGTATACTTATGTTAAATCTATGATGGCTAGAATCATTGAGAATGAGCCGTTTAAGTCGCTAGCAGAAGAAACACAAGTCCAATTATATTCACGAGAGATTAAATCGCTCGTAGATGCCAATACCATTCATACTATCTCTTTTGAATCGGGTAAATTTGACGGTAAGCACTTTAAACTGGCCGTGGCCGATGAAGTCGGTGAGCTTAGAACGGATGAAGGGATTTCTAAAATCACATCCGGGCAAGTTAATACCGAGGGCTCGCGTTTTATTGAGATTTCAACATCTTACCAAACGCCCGATGTTCCGTTCCATCAAGAGCAAAAAAAACTGATTGAGATTATGGAACGTGATTTTGACCGTTCTGGTGATGATCAGCTATGTTTAATCTGGTCGCAAGATAACTTGGAAGAGGTTTTTAAACCGGAAACATGGTCAAAGAGTAACCCACTACTTAACCACCCTAAACTAAAGGATGGCTTGATGAAGGGGCTACTTTCCGAACGAGATAAGAAGCTACTCATGGGAAAACTTGCTGACTTCCAAGTTAAAAACATGAATTGTTGGTTATTAGCAGATAGCAATAGCTTTCTTGATCTAACCGATATTGAAAATGCCGTTGTTGATGAATTTGACATCAAGGGTAAGCGTGTCTATGTAGGACTGGATGCGTCTATGTTTAGCGATAACACGGCTATTGGCTTTGTCTATCCCTACGTTGCTGAAGATGGCAGTCAGAAATGGCATGTCGAACAACACAGTTTCATCCCTTGGCAACAAGCAGGGTCGTTAGAAGCTAAAATGAAGCAAGATGGTGTTAACTATCGAGATTTGGAAACCAAGGGCTACTGCACGATTACAAGTCACCCACAAGGGCTAATTAACCCAGAGGAAGTGTACCGTTGGTTTTGTGAGTATGTGGAAGATAACCAGCTTGATGTGGTCTTTTTTGGCTACGATGCTATGGGAGTATCAAAGATTATCAAAGCCTTGGAATCTAACACTAGCTTTCCACTCATGCCGATTAGACAACGGACAAGTGAACTGAAAGACCCAACAAAATTCCTTCAAACGCTATTTATCGAAGGGAATATCACTCGCCTTGATGATGAAATTATGCGAAAAGCCTTGATAAATGCGGTAATTAAAGAGGATAACATCGGTATTCAAGTCGATAAAATGAAATCAACTTATAAGATTGACGTGGTGGATGCTCTTATCGATGCGTTTTATGATGGTATGTATGCGTTCGAAGACTACGCTATTACTAACAACCCAACGTGGAAGGTAGAACACATGAGTCAAGAAGCCGTTTTGAATTGGCTGAAAAACCCAGATAGTGGGCTATTGGAGGAATATTAAGACATGATTTTGAAGTTTTTTAAGGCAATTTGGGCTATTTTTGACATCTTGATGTTTATTTTAGCTGCAATTTCGCTTAATTTAACAACTTATAACCTCGGTTACGTGTGGTTTGGCATCAGTATGACTATTACATTCGTACTCGCTGGGTTGATTAGTGAACTAGCCGCAAAAAAAGGCTAGAAAGGAGGTGATAATAATTGCCGATATTTAATTTAGCAACCGAAAGCCCACCGAGCAATCAAGGGGGCTTTTTTGGTATCACTGATCCAGATTTTTTAGCTGCCTTGAATGGTAGTGAGTGGGTATCAGCCGAAACCGCTCTTAAAAATTCGGACCTATTCTCTATTATCAGTCAGCTATCTAATGACCTTGCGACTGCCAAGCTAACGACTAGCCGAAAACAAATGCAAGGAATCGTTGACAATCCGTCAAACAGTGCTAACCGCTTCAATTTCTACCAGTCTATCTTTGCTCAAATGCTTTTGGGTGGTGAAGCCTTTGCATATCGATGGCGTAATGACAACGGGCGTGATATGAAGTGGGAGTATTTAAGACCATCTCAAGTCACTTTCAACCGATTGGACAATCAGAGCGGTCTCTATTACAACATCACATTTGATGACCCACGCATACCGCCAAAACAACACGTTCCACAAAGCGATATCTTACACTTCAGATTGCTATCCGTGGATGGTGGTTTGACAAGCGTAAGTCCATTGATGGCCCTTGGTAGAGAATTGGATATTCAAAAAGCTAGTGATAAGCTAACACTTAATTCCCTTAAGAACGCCCTAAATGCTAATGGTATTTTGAAAATCAAGGGCGGTGGTTTGCTCGATTTCAAAACCAAGGTCTCACGTTCACGACAAGCGATGAAGCAAATGCAAGGCGGTCCGTTGGTACTGGATGATTTAGAGGACTTCACACCTCTTGAAATTAAATCTAACGTGGCCCAACTACTTAAGCAAGCGGACTGGACGACCGGACAATTTGCAAAAGTCTACGGTATCCCAGAGAACGTTGTCGGTGGACAAGGTGACCAACAATCGTCACTAGAAATGAGTTCTAACGTCTACTCTAAAGCAGTGGCACGCTATTTAAGACCATTTCTTAGTGAATTGTCTCAAAAACTTTCATGCGATGTGGATGCAGATATTTTCCCAGCGGTTGATCCGACTGGTGCTAACTATATCAGCCGTATCAATAGCATGGTTAAAAGTGGCACACTCGCACAAAATCAAGGCTTGTATATTTTGCAACAAGCTGAGATTTTGCCTAAAGAGTTGCCGAAGGGTGAAAACCCTAACCGAACCGTATTGAAAGGGGGTGAGACAAATGGGCAAGATTGACATTAAAGGCGATATTGTAAGCGACGATGCTGGTGCTTTCTACGAATACTTTGGCATGTCTAGTACCTATCCCAAACTGGTACAGGATGCCGTTGCTAACGATAAAGATGAAGAAATCACGCTTAATATAGCTTCAAATGGTGGTGATGTTTTTGCAGCAAGCGAAATCTATACAATGCTTAAAGCTAGTGGCAAGCGTATTGTGGTTAATGTGCAAGGGCTTGCGGCTAGTGCTGCAAGTGTCATTTCTATGGCTGGTGATACCGTGCGTATCAGTCCAACGGCACATATTATGATTCACAAAGCGTCTACTGGCATCGTTGGTAATAGTGACGATTTAGAGCACCAATCAGCGGTGCTTAATAGCATTGATGAATCCATTGCTTTGGCATACGAGATGAAGACTGGACTTAAACAACCAGAATTACTTGATCTCATGGCTAAAGAAACATGGCTTAATGCTAAAACTGCCGTTGATAAAGGCTTTGCGGATGAAATCATGTTCTTCAATGATGATGAAGAAGAAATTATGGTTACCAATGCCGTACACCAACTACCAAGCAAATCAGCAATCGCTAAATTTAAGAATGTGATTGCGACACCTAAGACCAATACTTTGCGTGAGCAGAAATTGGCTATTTTACTTGAAAAATGAAAGGAAGATGATTGATGAAAACATCAAACGAATTGCATGACCTTTGGGTTGCTCAAGGCGACAAGGTCGAAAATCTTAATGAAAAACTTAACGTAGCTATGCTTGATGATTCAGTTACCGCTGAAGAATTGCAAGCAATCAAAAACGAACGTGACACCGCAAAAATGAAACGTGACATGTTCAAGGAACAATATACTGAAGCTCGTGCTAGCGAAGTAGCTAACATGACTGAAGAAGACAAGAAACCTTTGACTGAAAACGAAGAAGAAGTTAAAGCTAACTTTGTTAAAGACTTTAAAAACCTCGTTCGTGGTCGTTATCAAAACTTGCTTGATTCAAAAACAGACGGAACTGGTGCTGACGCTGGTTTGACTATCCCACAAGATATTCGTACTGCTATTAATACATTGGTTCGTCAATACGATTCATTGCAAGAATACGTAAACGTTGAAAACGTAACTACTCTTACTGGTTCTCGTGTTTACGAAAAATGGGCTGAAATTACTGGCCTTTCTAAACTTGATGATGAAGCTGGACAAATTGGCAACAATGATGATCCAAAATTGTCACTTATCAAATACGCTATCAAACGCTATGCTGGTATTTCTACAGTAACTAACAGCTTGCTTGCTGATTCTGCTGAAAACATCCTTGCTTGGTTGTCTGGTTGGATTGCGAAAAAAGTTGTTGTCACTCGCAACAAAGCTATCTTGGATGTTATTGCAACACTCCCAACTAAACCAACATTGGCAAAATGGGATGATATCATCGACCTTGAAGCCAAGGTTGACCCAGCAATCAAACAAACTTCATTCTTCTTGACTAACACTTCAGGCTTCACTGCCCTTAAGAAAGTTAAGAATGCTATGGGGGACTACCTCATGGAACGTGACGTAAAATCACCAACTGGATACTCAATCGATGGTTTCGCAGTTAAAGAAGTTTCTGACCGCTGGCTTGCTAATGCTACTACTGGAGCTATGCCATTGTACTTTGGTGACTTGAAACAAGCAGTAACATTGTTTGACCGTCAACACTTGTCATTGTTGTCAACAAACATCGGTGGTGGTGCGTTTGAAACTGACACTACTAAAGTACGTGTGATTGACCGTTTCGACGTTGTTAAAACTGATGAAGAAGCGTTTGTGCCAGCGTCATTCAAAGCTATCGCTGACCAAAAAGCTAATCTTACTGTCGGAGCTTAATTTAGGAGGTAAGCAATGAGTGTATCTAAGGAAACCATCATGCAGACTCTTAATCTGGATGAGACAGACGACACTGCACTCATTCCAGCTTACATTGAATCGGCTCAACAGTACATTATCAATGCAGTCGGTAGCGACCCGAAATTCTACGACCTTGAAAGCGTGGAATCTCTATACGACACGGCTGTAATAGCCCTCACAAGCTCATATTTCACCTATAGGGTGGCTTTAACGGACACGGTGACTTATCCTGTCAATCTCACATTGAATAGCATAATCGGGCAATTAAGGGGCTTATATGCAACGTACAGTGAAGAAAGAGGTGACTAATGCCTAAAGTTAGATATTTACCCTCGGACTTTCGTTTCAAGGCTGATTTTGGTACATACCAAAGCACCCCTAACAAGTTTACGGGTGTGAGTGTGCCGAAATTCGTGAAACAGTTTACATTGCACTATAAACCCCACACTCGCACACTCAATCAAGAGTATTTAGCTCAGCAAAATGGCGAAAGCGATACACGAGTGATTGTTATCCGCCATAATGCTAAAGTGATTGAAGGTCAAGTAGCCGTCCTAAATGGCGTTCAGTATGATATTGTGCGTGTCAGTCCAAACGAAAACTTTGGGCTTAACCGCTACGACTTTCTGACTTTGAGAAAGCACAAGAAAGTTGGGTGATAGCTTATGGTAGGGCTTGATAAGGCACTAGAGGGCTGGCTTGAAACAGTAGCTAGCATTGGCGATATCACACCAGCGGAACAAGCTAAAATTACCACTGCTGGTGCGAAAGTGTTTCAAAAAGAGTTGGAAGAAGTGACTCGTGAGAAACACTACTCAAATAAAAAAGATTTGAAGTATGGGCACATGGCTGACGGTTTATCTGTCCAATCCACGAATGCGGATGGCAGAAAAAACGGTGTGTCAACAGTAGGGTGGAAAAACAATTACCACGCACAAAATGCCAGACGATTAAATGACGGCACTAAAAAATACCGTGCTGATCATTTCGTTACCAATGTCCAAAACGATAGCAACGTTCAAAAGAAAGTGCTATTGGCAGAAAAAGAGGAATATGAAAAACTCATTCGCAAGAAAGGAGGAAAGTGATTAAGTGTTAGCAACCGTAAAACTAAAAGAGTTGATTGACGGCAAAGAATTTGGTGAAATAAGCGAAGTTTACGCAAACAACTTGCCGAAAGAACTCGAAGAAAACACCGATAAGACAATCGTTTTGCTCACTGAAAGCAATCCATCCCTTGATTTGAGCGGGAATAATACCTTTTTCAGTAAAACAGATAGAGTAGAGGTCCAGATTTTCTACAAGGCTGATATTAATTTTGATATTGAAGCCTTTGAAATGAAACTACTGAAGTTTCTGAAATCTGAACACTACTCAATTACAGATATGAGAGAACACAGCATAGACCCCGACACATTGCAGATTACGGCGGTCTTTTTTGTCGCTCTCGATAAATTAATTTAACAAAGGAGAAATTACTATATGGCAATTGTAGGTTTGAAAATGGTTCGACTTGCTTTGGTTGACCCTAAAACCCAAAAACTACTTAAAGGTGCTGACGGCCTTTCAACAGACGGCGTGATTGAAGTTGACTCTAAGATGCTTGGTACTCGTACCGCTAACATCTCAAACTTGGAAGGTCAAGCGACTAAAATTCCCGGGAACAACTCAGTGCAAGACGTTATGATTGCACCGGGGTCACCAACCGTGGCATTCGATTTCAATAACCTTGACTTCGAAATCAAACAAAAAATGCTCGGTTTTAAACCAGACGGCAAGGGTGGTTACGTTATGGACGGTGAAAAACCACACACGGCGGTATTGATTGAATCTGAAACACTTGACCGCAAACACTCAGTGTTCTTTGGCTTTGCTAACGGTATCATGCAAGAATCAACTCAAAACGTTGCAACCGATACAGATACTGCCCAAACTCGCCAAGACGATAACATGACATTCAATGCTTTGTCAGCGGACGCATTCGGTGGTGAACCTTACAAGAAATATTATTCTGGAGCATCTACTTTCGATAAAGCTAACATGTTCAAAGAAGTTTTCGGTGGATATGTTCTCACTGGTACACCAGGAATCGGTGGATAATCTAAATAATTCGCAAGAGGTCGGGCTCATGGCCTGACCTCTATTTTTGTGTTAAAGGAGTAAAGATAAATGGAAATCAGAACTATTCAAATCCCAGAAATCAGTAAGAAAGCCTTCAAGGTGACTACAAGCAACCGTAACGTCTTGCGTATGCATGAGTATCAACTTGCCGTGCTTAAAATCAGCGACACCGTCGAAGAAAGCGACACACAAGAGCAAGCACAAGCAAGCTTCACAATTCTTAAAGAAATGCTTGGTTTTATCCGTGCTGTCCTCAATTTGGATGATGAAGCCTATGACAAATTGCTTGATTTGGATAATGTCCGTACACAAGAGATTGCCGAAAAATTGGTGGGCTATATGTACGGATTGACAGACGAACAACTTGAAAACGCCGCTGGTGAAACTGACCCAAAAGACTAAAGTCTAAAGGCGAACAGATTTTTGATTTAGAAAATCGCATTGAAGATTTAAAAATCATTGCTAAAAAATCAATCCAAGGTTTTGGGTGGACACTAGATCAGTATTACGACACTGATTATTATGAGCTAATGAAAATCTTAAATGCCAAAGAGGAAGAAGATAGAATGGTTGACCCAACATCTTTACTCTAAATATTTAAGGAAAGGAGGAAAAATAATACATGGCAAAAGTACAAGCTACCATGTCCACGGAAATCGCCTTGGATACGCTACAAGCTGCCAATTCGATTAAACGGTTAACTCAGTTAGTCAATAGCTCTACGAACGCATGGAAGGCACAAGAAAGCCAAATGCGTAGTGCTGGGGACTATCTGGGAGCAGCACAAGCTAAGTATGATGGCTTGGGTAATGCTATTCAAAACCAACAACATAAGATTGAGAAACTGAAACAAGAACAGTCTCAACTTAAAGGTAGTACCGCTGAAACTGCTGAACAGTACCTTAAGTACCAACAACAGATTGACCAAGCGACTACTCGTTTGGCGTCGTTGGAAAATCAACAAAGGCAAGCTAAAAGCAGTCTGGACTATCATCGGTCTGGGCTTGCTGAATTGCAGCGTGAGTACAAAGCTCAAAATGAAGCCTCAGATACTTATATCAAGCGTCTGAAAGCAGAAGGCAAAGAGGACGAAGCTAGGCAAGAACAACTCAAGCAATACAAGGGTTCGATTACTAACTTAAACAAGCAGTACGAGACCCAAAAAGAAATGCTTGAGCGTGTGGCAAAACAATCCGGAAGAACAAGCGATGAATATCGCAAGCAAAAGCAACGCTTGGATGAAACGGCGACAAGTCTAGCACACACTCGCAATGCTGCTGATAAGCTGAACGATGAAATCGAACAAAGTCAACGTTCTAGCTCACTCATTGGACGCTTAAAAGATAGCTTTAAACGTTTAGGTAGTGAAGTCAGTGAGGCCGAACACAAAACGTCACGGCTAAAAGGCATCTTCGGGGCTACGTTCGCAGCTAACTTAATCAGCAACGGTTTCCAAAACGCATTGGGAGCTATTAAGGGCAAGTTTGACGAAATCGCACAGTCTAGTGCCGAATATGTCAAATACCAACAAACCATGAACGCCACTTGGCTTACCTTAACCGGAAACGCTGAAGAAGGTAAGAAGATGGTCGATATGACCAACCAAATGGCACAAGCAGCCGCTAACTCAACCGAAATGGTTGACGGTATGAACCAGAAATTCTATGCCGTTACCCACAATACCGAGTTGACCAAACAACAAACACAAGCCATCTTGACTTTGCAAGACGCTTTTGGTCAAACCGATGCAGCCGTTGAGAATTTCGCAACCCAATGGGCTCAAATGATTGCCAATGGTAAAGTCCAAGGACAAGACATGATGTCAATCATCAACGTCTTTCCGGAAATGAAGAACCAGCTTAAAGAAGTGGCAGCACAAGAGCTTGGGATTGCAGACATGACCGCAGATAAATATGCGGAACTCCAAAAAGACGGCAAGATTACCGCTGAGATGGCACAGAAAGCCTTGTTCGAGTTGCAAGATAAGTACAAGGATGCAACGGCTAACTTCTCGACTACCATCGGTGGTCTTGAAAGAACTATCCAATCTCGTATGCCAGCGGTAGTAGCGGCTTTCCGTGACCCAATTGATAAAATGAAAAACCCATTCTTACAACAGATTGGGGATTGGGTTGCTGACCCTAACACTGAAACTAAGTTTAAAGATTTAGGGGAACATGTTTCCAAAGGTCTAGGCACTATCATGGATGCCTTTTCTAAGGTGTTTAATCTAGGTAGTGGTACCGACAAGCTCAATGGCTTCATGGACGGTCTTAACAAGGTAGTAGACAACGTTAGTAAAACCATTGCTAACAATGCCCCTAAAATTGTAGCTTTCTTCAAGGAAGTCAAAGACAGCCTTAAGGCAACGTGGAGCATCGGTAATGATTTTGGTGCTGGTATTTGGGAAGTTGCCATCGACATGATTAAAGGCGTCGCTGGTGCATTCAATCTCATGACTGGGAATGGTAAAAAAGCCAAAGGGCCAGTCACGTCACTATCTAAGGCTTTAGGTGGCATTGCAAAACATAAGACGGCTATTAAAACAGTCGGGTCTTTGTTTGCCGCTTATTTCGTAGGTTCTAAGGTCGCTCTTGGAATAACGGCAGTAGTCAAAGGGATTCACGCTTGGCGAACAGCTACAGTCGGTATGACTGCGGCACAAAAATTATTGAATCTAGCTATGGCATCAAACCCTATCGGTTCGATTGTGGTTGCAGTAACTACGGCTATAACTGCCTTGGTATTGCTCTATAAACACAACAAAAAAATCAAGGCCTTTGTGGACGGCATGTTCAGCGCTGCAAAAAAAGCCTTTGACAAGATTTTTAAAGTTACCAAAGAAATCTTTGGTAAGATCATTGATTTCTTCAAAAAGGACTGGAAACAAGTCCTTTTATTTATTGCCAATCCAATTGCTGGGGCTTTCGCTTTAATTTACAAGCACAATAAGAAATTCAAGAAATTCGTTGATGGCATTGTAAAAACTATCAAAGACGGTTTTTCTAATGCTGGTAAATGGCTTGGTAAGACATGGGACGGCATGAAGAAGACTTGGACTGGTGCGATGGACTCAATGACCAAAAGCACCAAAAAAGGCTTCGAGCAAACTAAGAACTATTTCACTGGTGGTGAGAAAGGCATTAAAGCCTTTACTAACACTGCTAAGAAGTTGCTTGTAATCTCTAATCCAGTAGTTGCTGGGTTTGAGTTGATGTACAAGCATAATAAGCCATTCAAGAAATTTGTTGATAGCACGGTTGACCATGTCAAAGATATGGCTAAAGGCGTTGCAAAACACATGACTAGCCTTAAAAAAGATTGGGGCGAAAAGTGGGACAACGTTAAAAAATTCGCATCGAAAACATGGGAAGGTATCAAGGGTAATGCTACGGAAGCTATGACTGCCCTTGGTAAAGATATCGACAAACACCACAAAGGCATCAATAAGAACTGGTTTGACGGTTGGGAAAACTCTAAGAAATTCCTATCTAAAAAATGGGATGAAATTGGAGCATTAACACAAGAGAAATTTGGTGTTAATATTACCAAACTGATTACCGATGCCCTAGATAACATTGGTAAATTCTTCAAAAACACGTGGGATAACGTGAAAAAAGGGTTTGGCGAGATGTGGGATGGCATGAAAAAACTTGCCGGTGATGGTATCAACGCTGTCATTGCTCTCCCAAACGCTGGTATCGATGGTATCAATAAACTGATTTCTGATTTTGGTGGTAGCAAAGAAGCTATCTCTAAAATCCCGAAAGTTAAGTTTGCCGGTGGTACTGGTATGTTTAGCTCATACCGAAACCCAATCACCAAACCTACGTTAGCTACGCTTAACGACGGCTACGATAGTCCAGAGACTAACAATCAAGAAATGGTCATTCTGCCTAATGGTAAGTCATTCTTGCCGCAAGGTCGCAATGTCGAATACCTCTTGCCAGCTGGTTCGGAAGTAATCAATGCTAGTGAACTAGCAATGCTTATGGGCGTTGAACATGGAGCGTTTGCAAAAGGTACTGGTTTCTGGTCTAAAATCTGGGATACGGCTACTAACGTTGCCGGCTCAGTTTGGGACACAATGAAAAACGGTGTCGACAAGTTCATGAAAATGATTGAGTTTGTCACCGATGTCGTTAAAGACCCAGTTGGATCATTGGCTAAGAAATTCAGCCCTAATGCTGATAAGTTAGCTGGTATGTTTAACCCACTCGGTAACGCATTGTATAAGAAACCAGTTGAAGAGGCTAAGAATTGGTGGAAAGAACTTTGGTCTATGGCCAGTGCTTCTATGGATGAAGGCACAGTGGCAATGGGTGCTAAAGGTGATGACTACCGATTCAAAGATAAGGCTAAAGATGCTGGTGCTGACCCTTGGGGTTACTTCTACCGTGAGTGTGTATCTTTCGTTGCCAGTCGTTTGGCAAACCTCGGTGTTAAGCCTAGCTTGTTTAGTCACCTTGGTAATGGTAACCAGTGGATATCTGCCAGTGTGCCACACTTAAGCAGACCGAAACCGGGAACGGTAGCGGTCTATACTGGTGGCCCAGTTTCAAGCAACCACGTTGACTTTGTCACAGCCGTTCATGGTGATACCTACGACGGTGAAGAGTATAACTACGGTGGTAATGGTCAGTATCACCAATACGCCGGTCGTCATATCTCTAACGCTGCTACTTTCCTTGATTTCGGTGTTCGAGATAGTGGAAGTAGTAGCGGTGACGATAGCAAGCCTTTGAAAGACCGAAACAATCCACTTCAAACGTTGATTAAACGTCAAGTCGGTGGCATGTTCGACTGGATTAAGAAAACTCTTGGTCCATTGCTCAGCCCTCCGGGTGGTGGTGAAGATGGCCCTCAAGGGACGGGCGTAGCTAGATGGCGTGATTCGGTTGTCCGAGCATTGAAGGCAAACGACATCGAACCGACTGATTTTCGTGTGTCTAAGATTTTGGCAACCATTCAGCGTGAATCTGGTGGTGACCCTAACGTTCAAAACAATTGGGATAGTAACGCCAGAGCTGGTACACCATCTATCGGTTTGATGCAGACCATTGGCCCAACGTTTAACGCTTATAAACACCCAGGACACAACAACATCCGTAATGGTTACGATAACTTGCTTGCTGCAATCAACTACATCAAGCATCGTTATGGTACATCGGATGCAGCCTTTAACCGTGTCGCAGCCTATGGTTATGCTAACGGTGGTCTAGTCCACAAAAATGGCGTTTATGAATTGGCTGAAGGTGATATGCCAGAATATGTCATCCCTACCGACATCGCCAAACGTGGAAGAGCGTGGCAACTCCTTACTGAAGCAGTGGCACGTTTCGCCGGTGATGCCCCACAAGGCAATCACGATAGCACTTCAGATCGTGAGCGTGTTTCTGTCCTAGAAAGCAAGTTAGATGTCATGATTGACTTGCTTGGTCAGTTGGTAACCAATGGTTCTAACCCAATCGAAGTTAGAAATATCATCGATGGTAGAAGCGTGTCAAACGGTCTAGCACCCTTTATGACAAAAGCAACAAACGATTATGAACGCAGACAAGCGTTGCTAGGAGGTAGCATTATTTGATAGGAATGTCAGTAACTTATGACGGTAAAAACTTAACTGAATTATTCAATGAAGGGCAAGGGCGTACCGTTCCAGTCGATGTCACGAAAAACGTGGCATCGAATTTCAACAACAACTATCAAGACCAAGGGCGTAGACGCTACGGCCAGCAATTCCTATATAGCACCTTGTCCGTCAAGCAAATTCAAGTATCGTTTACCCTAGTCGGAAACTACGACTACTTTAATACTATCGCTGAAACGCTAGGCGGGTATCTGAACGTAGATAAGCCTAAACCATTGATTTTCGGTGATGAACCTAACAAGGTTTGGGAGGCTATCCCGTCTGGTCAAGCATCGCTTGCGGTCGATAAGAACACCGCACCGATTACCGCAACGGTAACAGTCACGTTTGACGTGCCTAAAAGTTACGGTGAAAACAAGGCACAAGCCCTAGCAAGTAGTGATGGTGAAACCAAGTACGGCAGTATTAAGAAGGTTTCAACCGGACACTACAAAGCTACTTTGAAAAACTTTGGCACGGCTGAAACATACCCAGACATTAAGCTGAAGTTTAACTCGGATAATGGTTGGGTTGGTATTGTCAAGTCTTCTAGTGAAAGCTACGAAATTGGAAATCCTAACGAGGTAGACACTCGGACAGTCAAGCAATCTGAAATTCTGTTCGACTACGTTTCTAATAACTGGATTACCAACGGTTTTGCGGTTGGTGCTAAAAACCAAGGGCGTTTTAACGACAACTTGCAAAGTTTGAATGGAACGCTTGCGATTGACAACGCATGGGGTAGGCCACACATTGCCTTGACTAATCGAGGTAGTGGCTCAACTTCCTTGCGTGGTAGCTCGATTACATGGGAGATTCCGGCAGATAGCAATCGAGAAAAAGGCTCACTATATGAATATATGTGGTGGAGACAAATTTTCTGGTTAGGTGCATCTAATGAGTGCGGATATATCAAGATATCTGTAACGGATGAAAGCGGTACGTTCCTATATGGAGTGGAAACCCTTAAGCACGTCAACGGGCTAGGGTGTGAGTATCGTTTTCTTGCCAGCGATGGCAATGGTAGTTATCGCACACTAGACAGAAAATCATTTTGGGGAACACATATTCAGACACAAAACCCATTCAACGAACCGCAAGGGTGGGCAGATATGCAACGCTTTGATGACGAAGTACAGTTTTATTATCAAGGCGGGTATCCTAAGTTTAAGATTCCAGAGATCAAAGGGAAGAAATCAGCTAAAATCAATATCGGGTTCTTTGGTATTGGTGATGCGCCGCTTGTAACTCACATGTATCTGGATAGCTTTGTCTATCGAAAAGATTATGTGAACAAGGAAGAAGATATCCCTAACCGTTTCCGTAAGGGCTCTATCCTTGAAATCGACATGGCTAAAGGTAAAACACTAGTTGATAACTTGCCAGCATCTAACGAGCTAACTTACTTATCCGAGCCGTTCAGTATTGGCACTGGTGAAACAGAAATTGACATCTACACATCGAGTTGGACAAGGACTGACCCGACTATTGAAATCACATGGAAGGAGCGTTTCATTTAATGCAAATTTGGATTCATGACAAGAACATGCGTAAGGTTTGTGCTTTGAACAACAACGTTCCGGGCATGCTGCCATATTCAAACAGTCAATGGCATCCTTACCTTGAATACTCAACCAGCACGTTCGATTTCACAATTCCTAAGATTGTAAATGGGAAGTTACATGATGATGTGGCTTACATCAATGATCAGATGTATGTGTCGTTTTACTACGATAACACCTACCACGTTTTCTATGTTTCGCAGTTAGTTGAAAACGATACATCGTTTCAAGTGACGTGTAACAATACTAACTTGGAATTGGCACAAGAGCAGTCAGTAGCTCTTAAAAGTAACGGGGCGCAAAATATTGCGTGGTACTTAGAACACCTTGAAATTCTAGGGTTTACCAATCTTGAAATTGGCGTTAACGAGGTATCTGATAAAACAAGAACGCTTGAGTTTGAGCCACAAGACACAAAACTGGCACAATTACACAGTCTCATGTCTAAATTTGATGCAGAATTTGCCTTTCGTACCGAATTAAATCGAGATGGTACGATTAAGCGTTTTACTATCGATATCTACCAGATTCCAGACGAAACTCACCACGGAATCGGCAAGGCTCGTGGGGATGTGGTGCTACATTATCAGAATGAACTCAAAGGCGTTCAAGTAACGAGTGACAAAACCCAGCTATTTAATGCTGGGGTGTTCACTGGTGCGGATGGTGTTAACCTTGAAAGCGTCGAGTTTGAAGAGAAGAATGAGTTAGGGCAAGTAGAGTTCTACTCAAGGCGTGGCAGTAGCTATGTGTTTGCCCCATTGTCTAGGGAACGCTACCCATCTACCATGAATCCAGATAAGGCTGATAACTGGACACGCAAGGACTTCCAAACTGAATACAAGGATGTTAACTCTTTGAAAGGTTATGCCTTGCGTACCATCAAACAGTACGCTTATCCACTCATGACCTACACGGTTGATGTTCATTCTAGCTTCATGGAGAGCTACAAGGATGTCAATTTAGGCGACACTGTTAAAATTATCAATAATAATTTTAGGGGTGGTCTAGCCCTCGAAGCTCGTGTTACTGAAATGGTAATCAGTTTTGATGTGCCGCTTAATAACTCGGTAGTGTTTACCAATTTCAGAAAGCTGGATAACAAACCATCTGACAGCTTGCGACAGCGTATTGATGAAATCGCAGCAAGAGCCTTACCCTACCGTGTTGAGATCACAACCACAAACGGAACGGTGTTTAAAAACGGTGTTGGTCGCTCGACTGTTCGACCAGTCTTGAAACAAGGCGACAAAACAGTTAATGCGACTTGGCGTTTTGTAATCGACGGTATTATTAAATACGTGGGGATGACCTACGACATGGTAGCGTCTCAGATTACCCAACCGACAGCCTTGACGGTTTCCGCATGGGTAGACAACAAAGAAGTAGCTTCAGAAGAAGTTACTTTTTTAAACGTCTCAGACGGGGAGAACGGTGTTAAAGGTGACCCCGGCCCTCAAGGACCAACAGGGCCAGCCGGCCCGAAAGGCGATAGAGGTAATGACGGCTTGCCCGGAAAAAACGGTGTAGGCTTGAAATCTACCACTATCACTTACGGAATGAGTGACAGTGATACTGTGATGCCTACGAGCTGGACTTCCAATCCGCCTATCTTGGTTAAAGGTAAATACCTATGGACTAAGACACAGTGGATGTATACGGACTTATCTAGTGAAACTGGATACCAGAAAACATACATCCCACAGAACGGTTCTAAAGGTGACGATGGACTGCCGGGGAAAGACGGCGTGGGGCTAGTGAATACTACCTTACGTTATGCGAAATCTACGGACGGTGTCAATAAGCCGTCCGGGGTTGTGGTAGCTAATTTTCCTAACGAGATTAAACCTAATCGGTCAAGTATCGATAATTTTATCATGACTGGCCAACGCGTCCGATTGGAACAAAGTAAGACTTATATCTTATCTGCCGAAACCAACGGAGCATTCACCAACCAACATACTCCAAACCAATCGAGTGACAATGCTACGATTTGGCTTGTCAATCCAAGTTTCGGTACATGGTTAGTGATCTCTGACGGTAATACAGCTAACGGCACAAAATACACTCACCACCGCCCTACTGGTGACTATGAAATCCGTGTCAATGGTTACAAAGCCGATAATTCGACATGGATTAAAAACATCGTATTCGAGGACGGTACATGGTCGCCTGACATCCCAGTGGTTAACCCCGGGGAGTATCTCTGGACTAGAACGACATGGTTCTATTCAGACGAAACGAACGAACAAGGTTTTTCAGTCGCTAAGATGGGTGAACAAGGCCCAAAGGGAGACCGTGGGAACGATGGTATTCCCGGTAAAAATGGTATTGGTATTAGAAATACCAGTGTCCTATATGGTCTATCTATGGCTGAAACCGTGCCACCAACGGCGTGGTATCAAAACCCACCAGCATTAGTTAAGGGGCAATGGTTCTGGACCAAGACCGTTTGGACTTACACAGACAACACCAGTGAAACCGGATATCAAAAAACCTACGTAGCAAGAGACGGCAACGATGGTAATAACGGTATTGCTGGAAAAGATGGTGTCGGTATCCGAAGCACTTCAATTACTTACGCACAAGGTATATCTGGGACAGTCCCACCAACGAATGGCTGGAACAATCAAGTGCCTAACGTACCGTCAGGGCAATACCTCTGGACTAAAACCGTTTGGACTTATACCGACAATACGAATGAAACTGGTTACTCAGTATCTAAAATCGGTGAGCAAGGTGCCAAAGGTGATATTGGTCCGAAAGGTGACAGGGGGTTGCAAGGCCCAAAAGGTGACCAAGGTATCCCCGGCGTTAAGGGTGCTGACGGTAAAACACAGTACACCCACATAGCCTACGCTGACACGGTCTCCGGTAGTGGTTTTAGCCAGACAGATACTGATAAAGCTTTTATCGGCATGTACCAAGATTTCAATACTACGCATAGTCGGAACCCACAAGACTATCGCTGGTCTAAGTGGAAGGGGAGCGATGGCCGTGACGGGATTCCGGGTAAACCTGGAGCAGACGGACGAACACCTTACGTTCATTTTGCCTATGCAGACAGTGCTGATGGCCGCACTGGTTTCAGCCTGACACAGGACGGCACTAAGCGGTATTTGGGCGTATGTACTAACTTTGATAAAGCAAATAGCACTAACCCAGCCGACTATTCATGGAATGATACGGCTGGTAGTGTTTCGGTTGGTGGTGAGAATCTTATCCGAAACTCAGCATTTCCAAAGAATCTTGATAACTGGGGCTTTTGGCAACCTCCACAACAGAACCCTAATCTGTCTGTTTCACAGCATCCGTTTTACTACAATAGCGCTAAACCGCTATTCTTGCTTAAAACATCATCAGCAGTACCAGCGTCTACGCCACGTTTTTCAGTCAAACGAAATACTGATTATTCGTTTAATATTCAAACGTTCGCCACTGGGAATATCAAGGGCGTAGACATCTATTTTCTTGGTCGGAAGTCGAACGAAACGAGCAAGAATTACACAAAGGCGGTGCGTTTTAAAGCACACACTGGTTCACCGTCAGTCACCGGACTCGCTAAATGGCACTTAACATTTAATTCTGGTGAATGCGACGAAGGCTATATCCGTATTGATAACACTGGCACCACCAACGGCAGCGAGTCGATGTTATTCTTCACCGAGCTAGACTGCTACGAGGGTACGACTGACCGAGCGTGGCAAGCGTCGCCGAAAGACTTGGCTAGTCAATTAGATGGTAAGGCTGATAGTGCGTTGACACAAGACCAGATTAATAAACTGAACGAGCTTAACTCAATCGTACAAGCAGAGCTGAAAGCTAAAGCTAGCTTGTCAGTGGTCAACCAGTGGGTGAAGTCTTACCAAGATTTCTTGTCAACAAACCAAGAAAACAAGAACAAGACTGAAAAAGCCTTGGTTGAAGCTAGTCAGCGTATTGTAAAACTGCAAAATGATTTAGGCGAGACCTCGGAGCGTTGGAATTTCCTTGACAATTACATGCGAGCGTCCAACGACGGCTTGACTATCGGGAAGAACGACGGCTCTAACTCGGTAATGGTATCAGATAAACGTATCTCTATGTTTAGTTCGGGTACTGAAGTCATGTATATCGATAAAGGTGTTATCCATATCGAGAATGGTATTTTCTCGAAAGCTATTCAAATTGGGTATTATCGTGAAGAACAAGACTTGATTGACCCGAACCGAAACGTAATTAAATGGGTAGGAGGTAATTATTAATGGCTGGAGGGAAAGCGATTCTGCGTGCGTATGAAGCTAGCACGAACATTGATAGGAATACATCTCAAGTGCGTTTACAGCTCTATTGGGAAAACGGAGATACTAAAATTTCTGGTGTTCCTTGGGAAGCGTACATCGATTATGACGGTGGGAAACGTTTATCAAATTCTGGCACATTAACTGTTGAGCCTAATCAAACAGCTATGTTGATTGACCAAGAGGTCACTGTCGCTCACGATGGAGATGGGACACGCACAATTTACTACCGTGGAGAATTTAAGAATAAGAGTAATAACAAGGTGATACCTATTAATAATGCAAGTCTCACCTTGACCACCATCTCCCGTGCTAGTTACGGTGCGGATGTAACAGCTGAAATCGCTAAACCAGTGACCATCAACATTACCAAACGTGAAGCATGGATGCGACACTCTATCTGGGTTCGTGTTGGTGATTGGGAACAGAAAATCGCTGGGGATAATATTGACACTAGCTATACATGGACACCGCCTATCGATATCGCTAATCAGTTTCCGAACTCAACGAGTGGAACGGGAACGATTACTTACATATCATACGCTGACGGGATTGAGAGGGGAAGGGATATCCGAAAAATAACGGTCAGTGTCCCGACCAATCTATTTAAACCCGGTTTCACTGGTTTCAATTTATCGGACACAAACCCGGTGACACAAAACCTCATTCCAAGCCCAACACATTTCGTTAGCACGTTATCTCGTATCAAAGTAGCTTTTGACGGTGCTAGAGGTACAGCAGGGGCATCCATCACTGGTTATTATGCCGAAATCGTTAGCGGAAACACTTCAGCACAAACGAACGGTGGCGTCCTAACTGTACCGACAACGATGACCGACAAACAAATGACCGTTAGGGCTAAAGTCCAAGACAGTCGTGGGTTGTGGTCTGATTGGCGAGAACAATCCATCACAGTGCTGGCATATTTTAACCCAACACTACGTTTCGAAGCTAAACGAACGGGCGAGAAATTAGATACAATCACGCTGAAACGATTCTTGAAAGTCGCAGCATTGTCCGTCAATGGAACGCAAAAAAACACAACCAAGCTGACTTTTAAAACAAGGAAAGTAGGTGCGGATACTTACACGACTGATAGCACGAACGAGTGGCAGAATATTTCTGAATTAAATGGCTCGGATGCTAATCTAAACGGTAAATATCCAGCCGATACCTCGTGGGAAGTGCTGGGGCGTGTTGAAGATAAATTCTCGTACACAGAATTTGTTATCACAGTCTCAACAGACAAGGTAGTGATGAGCTACGAACGTGATGGCGTCGGGATTGGTAAATATCGTGAAATGGGTGCACTAGATGTTAACGGCTTGATTTACTCAGACCGCAAACAGATTCAGCACCACAAACTGACCGAACCGAACGGTGCAGCTATTGATAATAAAGTAGCTAATCTAAACGATTATAGAACCACTGGTTTTTATTCAATTTTAGGTAATTATAAGAACCATCCGGCACAAGGCGAGGGTGCTTATTTGGAAGTTGTGGAAAGTTTATCTGGATATCATCAAACACTAACGGCTGTTTCTGGTCGTATGTTTAAACGTACAGTAACCAGCAATTCTAATGGCTCGTGGATTGAATACACACCTAAACCGGAGAAACAAGAGCCGGCGATGGTTAAACGAGAGGTTGATTTAGGATGGGATGTAAAACTTTCCCTAGCCAGAAAAGGCTCGATAGTGACTGCTTCGATAAATAGAAGCGTCTATAAAGCCGGAGTTTACGAAAATGGGAAGATGGAAATAAATTCCATCCCAAATGGTTTTAGACCAGCTATTCCAGTGCATCTCGTAGCTAACAAGAATGTCAGCACCAAACACAGTGATGTTGCTGTTTGGACTTTATCGCCCAACGGTGAGATTTTTTTAACCAACCAGTCGCAAGAACCGGCGGTATACACCGGCACAGTCACATATCTAACAGAGGATAATTAAGAAAGGAAAAACAATATGTCACTAAAAATTACAAAACAACGCACAATTAATGCAGAATTTAATGTCGAAGAAGAAGGAGCTACAATCCTTGTCAAACAAACATTTATCAGCGTAGATTCCAATGCAGTCTCTACAGTTCAAGAAAATCTTCTAAACGCTGAACTCTACGCTAAACACCGTCAAGAAATGCGTACAGACGAACGTGCTCTACGTGAGTTGCGTTATAAAGTGGAAGATGAGATTTTGGCTGATACGACAGAGGCTTGATGCGTAAAAAGATGGGGGTAAAAAATAAAAGATGAATATTTCTGATTTGATTGACCACCTTGCCCCTACAATTGGAGTGATAGCAACGGGCTGGTTTGGTATGAAAGCCAGCAAGTCAGCTAATTTAAGCAAATCGCAATTCGGAGATTTAAAAAACGAGTTAGACAATATCCACGAATCGGTTGAAGTCGTTCAACAGATCGGTGAATCAAACAACGAGAAAATCAACGAATTAAATGACAAACTAGCAGTGCATGATGAAGCACATCTTGTTACTATGTATCTACGCCTTGAGCGTGACATTAACAAGGAATTAGAGCGTGGGTATACCACTGTTCATAATTCGGATGTCATCCATAAAATGCACTCCAGTTACAAAAAATTAGGTGGCAACGGGTACATTGACGCCCTTTATAAAAAATACATTAATTTAGAAGTGAGGAATTAAACATGAAAATTAATTGGTCTATTCGTTTTAAAAACCGTACATTCGTAACACGCTTTGCACTCGCATTGGTGTTGCCAGTTTTGGCTTACTTTGGCATCAAATTTGAAGATATCACAAGCTGGGGAGCTTTGTTTGGATTGTTTGGAAAATTCTTGTCTAATCCATATTTGGTAGGATTGACGGTAGTTAATGCCTTGAATATGTTCCCGGATCCAACAACGAAAGGTCTTAGCGATAGCGAACGAGCACTATCATACACTAAACCTTATGAGGACTAGCCTATGGCTAAGCTCATGACCTCTATTAACCAAATTGACGGGGGTAATGTCCTAAAATCTGGGGACACCACTTCCGTCTTTGGTTTTGAAATTTTGGGTTACGATGGTAAACGCATGGAACTGTCCGGAACCGGTAAGCTGACACTCTCCAACGACGAAACGGTGGCGCTCTATCAAGATGTTGCCGTTGAAAATGGGGTGTGCTCATTCTCAATGGGTAGTGTGGTAGCTACTGGCACTTACTACCTAGAAATCAAACTGAATGGACATATCTTCCCGTCTAACAATTTCAAGGTGAAAGTTAAGAGCTCACTAAATATTGACGGTTCTATCCCATCAAAAAAAGACCCTAAACTAAAACTACTAGCGGATGAATTGCGAGATTCTGGTTTAATCACTGGTGGCGGTGAAACCACAGAAGACCTCGTAAACATCTATAATCTAGCTAAAATTTGAAAGGAAAACATAAATGAGTAAATTACATGATTTTGCCCAAGCCGTGGGTGCTGATATCAAAGAAATCAAGGCATCGATTGCCAGCAAGGCAACTGGTGTTAGTGAAGAACGTTTGACACAGGCAATCACGCAAGCTAAAACCGACCTTATCGGTGGTGCTCCTGAAGAGCTTGATACTCTTAAAGAACTTGCTGATAAAATCGCCGCTGGTGGTGGTAATGTTGATTCTGGTATCATCTCGAAAATGACCGAATTGGGAACTCGTATTGATACCATCGAACAAGAAGACCTTGTGAGCGTTTATAATTCAGCGAAAGCGTGATTATTATGAGTAAGTTCACAGAATTTGCTCAAGCTGTGGGTGCGGATATTAAGGAGATTAAAGGTAAACAATCTTCATCATTGACTGTCAGCCAAGCGTATGGACTATTTCCGACATATAACAACTTTTTCCTACAAGTTATGGAACAAAATAAATTTGCGGCAGACCCACTTGTAACAAAATCTCAACTACCTACAAGCGAAATTGATGAGCTAAAGAAGAAGGTCGAAGAGTTGGAAAGAATGCTTACGGAGATTAAACAGAGCATTCAAAAATAATTATGAGAAAGGAGAACTATGACATCTAAAACACAGTTATTAAACACGCTTGAGAGCCTAGTGAATCAACGTGTAACTGTTCCTACTAACCCGTATGGTGGGCAATGTATAAGTTTGATTGACAACGTGCTACAGTATCAAGGGCTGTTTAACCTTGATTTCAGCTACTTAAACGCCATTGACGGCTTAAGTAGAGCAGAAAGTCAAGGACTAAAAGTCACACGCTTTAACGGTGCTAACAATCCACCAGTAGGGAGTGTTTGGGTAACCAATTGCTTGCCATATCATCAATTCGGACATATCGGTTTTGTTGTTTCTGAAAACCCAGACGGGACAGTTACCACAATCGAGCAGAATATTGACGGTAACGGTGACGCCCTCTATAATGGCGGATGGACACGCAAGGTGACACGCAATCTTGATAGCGCTGGTAATTTTAGCTATGTTGACTGGAATGCACCAAGTCAGCAAATGGTTGGATGGTTTGAATTACCATTTGATGGCATGGCTGAAAACGCCTATTTCATCGATGTATCAGCGTATCAACCGGGAGACTTGACTGGTATCTGTCAAGCGTCCGGCACTAATAACACGGTTATTAAAGTTACTGAGGGTGTGGGTTGGGCTAGTCCGGTAGCCGCTCAACAAACCAACACAAGTAATTGTATCGGTTACTACCACTTTGCCCGATTTGGTGGAGATGTCGCAACAGCACAAGCTGAAGCGAATTACTTTATCAGTAACTTGCCATCACACCCACGCTACTTAGTGTGTGACTATGAAGATGGTGCTAGCGGTGATAAGCAAGCCAATACTAATGCGGTGTTAGCATTTATGGATATCTGTAAGGCGAATGGTTTTGAGCCTATCTATTACAGTTACAAGCCTTATACATTGGCTAACGTGTATGTAGATCAAATCACTGCTAGATACCCTAACAGCTTATGGATTGCAGCGTATCCGGATTATGAGGTACGCCCAGAGCCATATTGGGGCGTGTATCCAAACATGGAACACACCCGCTGGTGGCAGTTTACATCAACCGGCTTAGCTGGTGGATTGGATAAGAACGTAGTCGTTATTAACGATGGCGACAATTTAACGAAAGAAAAAGAGGAAGAAGAAAATATGGATTATGTATTGCGTAGCGAAAGCGGAAGCCAAGGATATCTTGGTGTAGTTAATGGTCGTGTGTTTGGTATTGGCTCAATGGGAACAGTAGACGCTCTACGCTCAGCGGGAGCTAAACACTTGACTTTGCCAGACGATGATTTTGACCGTTTCTTGAATAGCCAGTCAAACGACACGGCGGCAGTCTCTAAGGCAATCAATGAAGCTAGTGCCTCAGTAGTTAAGGCTATTGAAGAACGTGCACAAGCTACACAAGGCCAAACTGGAAAATAGACCACGAAACAAATAAAATAAAAGGAGTATATCACCTCCCCTCACACTGCAGTAGGGATACCATGGCAGTAGTGGTCGAAGCCTCAGCATTGTGCTGGGGCTTTTTTTGTGTTATAATGAATATATGAATGACAATCCCCATGCATCCACTATGGACAGATACGTTCTGAGCATGGGTTTTTTTATTTTTTTGTGTTATAATAGTATTGGTTTTGAGAATATCCTTCATAGGTAGACGCCGCCCTTTTATGGGCGGTTTTTTAATTGTTATAAATTCTGATTGTGGTATAATACTATAAAAGGGTTGGTATTCTTCACTTAGAACTTGCATATTAGCCCCTTTCTAGTGGTTTTTCATATTTGGTCAAGGACTGTTTCGGCAGTTCTTTTTTTGTCCACCTTTCTGTCCACCTTTTTCAAAAAACTACGAAAATAAATAAAAATAAAAACTATAAAAACCTAGCAAAATCAAGTATTTATAGTTTTCATTTATTTTTATATTCTACATCTTTTCGTTGGCAGGGGACATTTTTAAGCCTTTAACCATGTGGTTTTTAAGCGTTTTGTCCACATTTTTTATCTTTTTATCGTTATGTTCTTTATGGGCTTGTAACGAAAAGGTTTTAAGCTAGTTTGCTCAAAATTTAAGCTAAATGTATTTGACGCCTATTGAATTATAGGTGTTTTTTTGATAAGCAAAAACCCTAGTCAGGATTAGTCCTAACTAGGGTTCAAAATAGAATACTGGTGATGTTTAGTATTCTGTTATCTCA